TATATTTTACAAATAATAAATTTACATAAGAAGAAACAAATTTATAGGCAATATATATATAGAGTGATGGTTAATAAAACACATAAAAAAAACCATCATCTAGGGCGAAAAAAAACCAGCAAACACATCACGTTTAAAGGTGAGAAAAGAAGCTATAATGATACGGAACTGGGCGAAGTTTGTTCAACCGGGCAATATAGTTCATATGAAGGAAATTTTTATAAGAACAAAAAACATTTAGAACAATTTTCAGCAATAAAAGAAAAATTTAGAAAGGACCCCAAATATAAAAAATACAAGACACAGAGCGAACGATACACTAGATTTCTGACTGATAATTTTAAAGCAGGTGAAATACCTAAACTTGTTGGTCAAATTAAAAATGATTTTTATGGTTATGCCAATGCGGAATGGATGAAAGAAAATGACATTGAAAAGGGTAAGAAAAATTATTATGTACAATATGACACCTTTCGCATAATGCAAGAAAAGGTCTATTATAATTTGATTGGCTATGTGAAAAAATTTATAAAAGAAAACCCCCATTCAAAAAAAGCAAAGGCCGTCAATAATGTCTATCGCTCTCTCCATGACAACACAACAAAATCCATGTTTAAACACGTGGATGCCGTCCAAACGGAATTGGCGACCTATGTTGCCAATGACGATATGTATGGTTTATTGGCGATGGTGAATTCCAATGAAACGATTTCCTGGTGTTCTCCGATTCAATGGACCATGATACCCGACGAGAAAAACGTGAAACTGTATATTAGTCATTTGAATATAGGACAGCTCGGTATCTATGATAATGCCATTTACGATGGCCCAAAAGACTACGATGACGCCGGTACGAAAACCTATAAGAAAGAAGTGAAGAAAGAATATTTACATTATATCAGTGAAGTATTTAAAGCCTGCTTGGGATCCAGTAAAGCGGCGAAAATTAATCCCGAGGACATCTGGGATGTAGAAAATGATATGTTAAACGCCATGTACTGCGAGGAGGGTCTAAAAGTAAATGACGATTTTTATAATAAAGTGAGCGCACACGATATAGAGACCACTTATGCGTTTGATTGGACCACGTTTACGAAAAAGCTTGGCTACAAGGAAACGCCAAAATATGCGGTTATTGGTGAATTGAATGGCTTCAAGTGCATGGTGCGGTTATTTAAGGACAATTGGCATTCGCCCAAATGGCAAACCTATTGGCTCTTTATTCAGTTCAAACAGATGATACGCTTTGAAGATTCGTTGCGCCACATTCACTACAATTTTTATAATAAATTTTTAGAAGGGCAAGCGGCCGAAATGCCATCGGAAATTTACCCCATCTTTGCATTATCTCTCATGTTTAATACGTTCTTGTCTGAACAATACATAGAGCATAATTACAATTCATTGTACATTAATTATGTCAAACATATGGTAGCGGATCTCAAGGAAGCCTTTATCCAAAAAGTCTCGGTTAACAACTGGTTATCACCGTCCACCAAAAAGGCAGCCCTTCATAAATTAGATAAATTATCCATTACGGTAGGAAAGCCGGATAACTTACGCTATGATCCCTTATTTGATTATAAAGCCGATGACCCCCTTCATAATGTGGGTTTATTACTCGGCTGGAAGCATAAGCGCAATGTCGCTTTAGATGGCAAACCTATTATTGATGTACCCGAATTTGACTGGAGCGCCTTTAAATTGTCGGGCACACAGTGCTATGTAGTGAATGCCTTTTATCGCCCCGACAGTAATTCTATTTATATTCCAATGGCTTACTTGCAGAAACCTTTTATAGATTTAGAAGAAAGGGGCTTAGAATATAACTCCGTTTACATTGGTTATACTTTAGGACACGAATTATCGCATTCGCTTGATGAATCGGGTAGTAAATTTGACGCCGATGGCAACCTAAACAACTGGTGGACCGATGCGGACAAGAAGGTCTTTCAGACAAAAATGAAAGACATTATTAAGCAATATGAGGAATTTGCCGCCCGTGATGGAATAAAATTTGACGCGACCATGAGTATCGGCGAAGATTTAGCCGATATTTCGGGTTTAGCATTAATTGAAGCTTATTTGTTAGATAATCAAATCGTGAATGAGGAACCCATTAAAATCAAAAAAATGAATTTAGCGAAGATGTATATGAATTTTGCGTACCAGGCGCGCCAGAAAGTCTATAAAAAGGCGATCAAGGCACAATTAAAAATGAATCCGCATCCTTTAGAGAAATATAGGACCAATTGTGTTTTGGCTCGTTCTGAATTGTTTAAGACAATTTACGGAATTAAAAAGGGAGATGGAATGTGGTGGAAGAGTGACACAATTTGGTAAATGATTGTTTTTTAAATATTTTTATAATAACTTTAGCGAATTCTTTAGCGAATTCTTTAGCGAATTCTTTTTTACCATCTCTCTATATTTTTTTATTTGTTATATATATAAATGCCCCGAAGAGCTGGATCACGAAAACATCGCACGCGAAAAGTTGTAGTACCTAAAGCCGCAAAAGCCGCCATGGCAAAGGCCCTCCATATGTCTCTGCAAATGGGCATGCAGCGCGGTCGCTCCATGCAAAAAGGTATGCAGCGCTCCATGCGCCGCGGCCGCTCCCAGCGCCGCTCCCGCACCCAGCGCCGTGCTTAAATGCCACATTCGTTAAATAATAATTTTCTACATTAAATTATTATTTCTTTATCTTGCATAGAGCAAGGCCGCATTTCCCGATGTAAATGTCAATATGTTAAATCTCTCTTCTAAAATCGTAAGATCATAGTTATAATCATACACGCGCCACGTCGGTTTATTAATTCCGACAATCTGTCCTTGATTGCAAATAGTAAAGATTTGCGCCGACGGATCGAGCGGCGGCTGATAGGTACTAAACTCAAATTCAATATTTTTAAATTTACTCAGATTAATCGCCCCGCTCGGCTGAAAATCAAAAGGATTCGTATGTAGATTAAAATTATAACAGTATAAACCCTCAGGCGAATCCCCTCTAGAGCGTGCATATTTTTCCACATAATTAAACACGCCTGCATCAAACACGTTTTCCCGATATTTGCCATCTAGCTGCAACCCCCAATTCTGCATGATATTCTTCTGATTGCCTGGACTGTATTGACCTGTGATGTAAATATTAGAAGGCCTATCAAATTCGCCGACGTAGCAGCCGCTGCCGACGGGATCAATCGCCGGCGTATAACTACCCGACGGAAGCGTTATTTGTGCTAGGTTCGGATAATACAAGGGGTTTTTTAAATCCGATGGAAGATAATCATACGGCCAATTACTGTAATTAGACCATTCATTGCGCATATATGCATCGCTCCGCTGGAAATACCACATCCAATTCGCTACCATACTCAAACTATCTAATAAGACTTTCTTAGTCCCAGTCACGTTCGGGAAAGAATATTCATATATTTCCTTTATCAAATAGCGTTGATCTTGCGAGGCAAATACTTGCATCTCTTCTTCAGTGAGAAATGCATACGTGGTCATCATGTGCACATCGGCGGCCCAATTCGTCCGTTTATCCGCATCGGTATAATCTAATTGGGGGTTGGGTGGTTGTTGCAGAAAACGATAGAATTGAAAGAGATCCTCGGTTTGATTGGCTTGCTGGTAATTCATATCCGCAGTTGTGACATCCCGGATAACATAGAGTTCATTTATTGGACGCATTTCAATGTCAATGTAGAGTTCATTGTACTGCATACTAATTAAAGGAAAGGCCATTTTGGCCGCTAAGGTAAACCATGCATTAATAGGAATGTATAATTTCCGCGAGCGAATAGAAGGTTCGGTGCCAACCAGCGAATCATCATAATAGGCGCTGGGATAGACATTGACGCGGGTCCCGGAGTTGCCTGGATCATTTAATTCTGCAGTATTTCCAGTCATGTTATAATACATTTGTTTTCGGTTGGCATCAAAATCTCGCTCCACTAAATTCTGGAGATAGTTGCCCGAGAATTTTTGAATAATTTGACCGCCGATGGAAAAACGCACTTCTTTAATCATCTGCGTGCCCAAATTTTTAATCCATTTAAATTCATAAGGTCGCCATTGGCCTTGACCCGGTACGCTCGCCGGCGGCAATATTGGACTCCATATATTCGGTAAAGTCACGACTAAATAAGCATCCATCAGTAGTTCAGCGTAGCGCAAGATTCGGAATTTGAATTGTGATGTTTCATTCAGCCGCAAGGTGCGCAAGCCATCATAATCTATGCGAAATTTCTGCAAGCCAAAATTGGTATATTTAGCATATTTACATTTAAACATTGTCTTGGATGGGTTGCCATTTAAGAAAATATTTTGATTTCCATAGGAAATTAAATTTAATAAACCACCTGTCATCTCTTTGTATATATTAACATTACTTTTTAACTCTATATTTTATGAAACTTTATATATAATAAAAAAAAATGATATGATAATATAAGTTATGAGTATAGCAACGAATCTAGCAACGAATCCAATGGTGGAAAAATTAAAAAACATGACATCGCCATCGCCATCGTCATTTAAATTGCCAAAGGTATTTAATTCCGCTGGATTTGTAAAAATTAAAGGCGGGCTTACCGCCGTCAGCTTAGCAAGCGGCTATAACAATGTTGACGGTATTACCAA